TCCCCCTGTATGATAAATTTCTAAACCAGATTCATCATCAAAATGTTTCTTCATCGCTTGAACGTTTCTTAAGTCGTCATCTGAAAAACCAATATAAGGAACAAAATAATTACTAATTTTATTTTTCATAAATGCTTTTTCCTGTAATTGTCTTGATAGGTTATTAACATAAGTCATAAACTCTTTCATCGCATCAACTTTTAACTGCTCAGGATTTGCAGCAGATCCTTGACCAAAACTTACAGGGTGATATCTATTCATATCTAAATAAGATCTAACTAATTCATCGTCAGATAAGTCCTCTTCATCCGCTAGATCTCTATATTTTTTTAAATTCTTAACTAGTTCCTTTTCACTTAAACCGTGTTTGTTCTTTTTAATAAGGTTGTAAACCGCATTTTTAAGAACTGAAGGTGTGTGTCCTCTTGCTGTGATAATTGAAAAAACGGATCCATTATTAACCGCCTCAACAAAATCATCCCATGCAGGTCCTGTAGGTGCTTTCATGGCGTCTCTTAAGAAACCTTTATCACCAGGTACATTGAAGTCTCGGAATGGATTTTCATCAAAACCAACTATGGTATGTCCCTCATATTGGAACGGTTCTTTACCAATTTCAGTTCTGTACTCAGCAAAATCTTCTGTGGACATACCAACAACTTTACCCTTATCATCTTTAGTATAAATCTTTGTTGGCATATACATAAGATTATCATCCCAGTCAAAAGCATAATACTTCATCGTAGGTTTCATTTGATCGTGAATGATCTCTGAAATAATCTGTCTTACTACTTTTTTATAATTCATATAAATAAATATCTAGTTAAATAAAAAAAAGGGGAAACTTTCGTCCCCCCTTTTCGTATGAATATAAACCAACTTATATATTCTCAAACGATGCTCCTGTCGGAGTAATGTAGAATGTGATATCAATAAATTCAAGTGACCTTGTTGGTTTGATATAAATCTTACCTGTCAATTGGTTTCTATCAATATCTTCAGGATCATTAGAAACAGTAACTCTAAAGTCATATAAACCTCTGTCTCTTCTGATCGCGTCTAAGATTGGATTAACCGCGTTTAAGAAATCCTGTCTTACTTGTGCGTCGTTTTGTTCAAACAATAATCTTACAGATACCGCCGAAATCAATTTACGAGCTTGTAGTAACAATCTTCTTACGTTGATTCTGTCAAGAGCAGATTCTCTAATTTGTAGAGTTTTGTTACCCCAAATTACAGTTCCAACGTCAGAGAAGGTTGCAATTGGGTTAATTCTACCTACATAAAGAATATCTCTATCTTCTTGAGTCAACTTCTTACGAGCTTTGATACAGTTAACAATACCACGAGTGTAACCTGCCGCCGCGAACCAAGGGAATGCGATGTTATCAGTTAACGCCAAGTTTCTTGTAACTTCCGCTGTCGGTGGGATGTAGATTTGTGTATTATTCACTTGGTCTCTAGTTAATACCCACGGATAGTAAGTCGCTGTATAGTTAGAGTCAATTCCTGTGTTGTCTAAGTTGTCAACCGCCTCAGTTGGGTAGATTAAGTAATCCGCTCCGTTAAGAGAAGGAACATACATATCAACGTCAGGTGTTGTACAAACATACAGTGAATCCGCTCTGTTGAACTCAATCATTTCAATCGCTGACTCAACCAAGTTACTATTATTAACATAGTCAATACCCGGAGTTACAAACACGTTGATGTTAACCGCTTCAGGGTTAGCAAATGTTTGTTGACCTAACAAGTATGCGTAGTAGTCAGTATTTGCAAAATTTTGAGTCCCATCACCAAGAGAAATCTCTTTGAATGCTCCCCATCCTGTAGCATTAGGGTATCTTGAAGAAGGACAAGCACCTCTTAAGAATCCTGCTCTACCTATTTGGAAGTTGTCAGTATTTGTTCTCCACTCTCTGTAGATATCCCATCCGTCAAATCCACCTTGTACTAAGAATGTAAACTTACGAGCGAACAATCTATAGTATGCGTTTGTTGGTAGTTCAGGATCTGTAATGAATGGTGAGTTACCACAGATAAATCTTGGGTCACCACTTGTTGAGAACTCAGGTCCGATTGTTAAACCACTTGCATTTACGTCCATGTGGAAACCTGCGGATCTGTAGTTAAATGGTAAACCATCAATATCACAAGAGTTGATTGGATTTCTTTTACCAACATACTCAAAGTAAGCCGGATCCCAACCTAAACTGTTAGATATACCTAAGTAAGTTCTTCTTACGTTGTCTCCCGGGCTAATCAAGGCGTTATCATTACCTGATGATAAACCAAATGGTGGGTTGTAGATTACCTCACCAGGGAAGTCATATTTACCTTTAATGATTGGGAATGGTGAACTAGCTCCTGCGTAATTTCTAAAGTTGAATCCGTTGAATCCACAAGGTAATGCATCTATCGGAGCATCTTCACTCATCTCAATCATTACATATCTTGAGTTAAGTGCGTACTCACCATCTAATGTACCAATCTTATTAGCAACGAAGTTGTTTTCAGTTGGGTTCATTGAACAGTTTGTAAATTTCTCAAGAACAACTGGATTTGCATCGGTGTCAAAATAATCACGGATCAATACATCAAACGTTAAATTGTTGAATGTCTGATTAATGATTGAAACTTTAATTAATGTGTTAGCTGCGTCACCATCTGATACAGTATAGAATCTAAATAAGTCGTAAACTTTGTTACCTCTTAATTCAGAAACAACGTAAGGTGATGCCGGAGTCTGCCATTTATCCAAATACCAACCTATTGAGTTAGGGTCTCCACTTTGTGCAGAATCTAAAGCAATTAAATTAGGATTTAAACCTCTGATGTATCCTTTTCTCCAAGAGTAATTTAAGAACGATTGGAATACTTCTTCAGCAAAAATAGGAACCTCAATTCTTGGTTTTTGGAAATTAGTAATACCAAATACCTTAGTCCAATATTCAGGATCGTTTTGTGTAAATGATGTCTCAAACTTAAATGCCGTTCCGAATTTATCAGTCACGTTCACACCAAATGTTAGGTATGGGTTTTTAAGAACACCTGCGTATTGACCTGTCATATCCAACGTTACATCAGATGTTCCTGTTACAGAATAAGCAGGATTGTTGTCTGTTGCGTAAGTTGAAATACCTCTTGATCTTAATGTACCAACTACAACATTATCGTAGTCAACATAAGATGTACCAGTATAGTAATATAACTTACCAACAATAGTACCCGAATAACAATCAATATTAACCGGCGTTGGTGTCGGTGTTGGTGATGTAAACGGTGATGGTGTTATACATGGATTAGCAGCTGATGGTGTCGGTGTTGGTGACGCAGTTGCTCCTGGTGTCGGTGTTGGGTTAGGGAAATAAGAAGTTAATCCTGATATATAAGTAAAGAATGAGAACCCTGAATAATTCGTGTTACCTGTATTAGTAAACAATGCATAATACCAAGAGTCATTCAATGACGAATTTAAATCAGTTGCATCTAAAGAAACCGATGGAACTTCAAATACGTTAGTTTCTGCACTAAATCCAGCACCACTTAAAATGTTATAATCATCAGTATCAATAGAACCGAAGTATGCAATTTGTTGATCTTCCGCAATGAATGGATTAGAACTTGTAATTACATTGTAAATTAAATTCTGAATTTGTGTGTTTAGTGTTGAAGTATCCCCATTGAACTCTTCATACTGAGTTAATAACATATCCTCAATTTCAGATGGGAATGATGTTTGGTAGCTAATTGTACTTGAGCTATTTGTACAACCTGTAAATGCTACGCTGAATGATAATTCTTTAGGTGTAACACAAATTGTTTCACAAGTTGCGGTAAGAGTTACCGAACTTAGACACCATTGACCAATTGTTGTTGGGTCAACGTTTGCCACAGTTGTGATAGACCACGATGGTCCAGCATCGTAACCTGATAGACCAAGAATTCTAGTTACAAACAATTGGTTAGATTGTTGTAAATATGCTTTTGCGATATAAGCAGCTTCATACTTTGGAATCTGTGTATTAACAAATTTTTCAGGTGAAGTTCCTCCAAATACAGTTTGGAACTCATCAAAATTTGTAATAAAGATTGGTTCAAAAGCCGGCCCTATCAAAGTTTCTCCAGCAATACCCAAAGTAGTGACTCCGACACTTTGCGCTACAAAGCTCAAGTCAACCTCTGAAGTATAGACACCTGGTGAAACAAAAACCTTACTGTTTGTTGCCATACTAAAAATTTCTTTTATTTATTTATTTTCCTATAAATACTTGTCAAAACACGAAAAACTTTACATTATGGAAAGTATTTATATTTTGGTAAGATTTTATTCTGCCTTAATTCTGCCCCTATGTCTAAAGATAATAAGAAGATAAAAAACCTTAAGATTGACGTTGATGTTCACAGTGTCTTAAAGAGATATTGTGACAAACGTGGTATTAAAATGTATAGGTTTTTGGAGA